GGGTGTACTACACATACTCGAGTGAGGGGAAGGCGATCCCGTATTGGGATGCCGACTCAGTCCGATATTTGTTCGAGTATGGTACCAGGTGCATCCCTTTTGCAGGTGGGTATGTCACTGCCCACATTGTCCAGCGTGGTAGCATTGGGATTCGTTCCATGTTCCATGTTACTTTGGAGTATTCTCCTGCTGGCACCCGAGAGCAGCGTCTCCCCAACCTACTAAGACCCGTTGTCAACGACCAAGGTATCATCCCTGAATATGCCGAACTTCTTGAAGCTCACATAGGTAGAGTGAAGGAAGGCAAGAAGGATAGATCTATGTTGCAGTCAGCGGTCGACACCAAGTTCAAGCGTCTTTGGCCACCTGGCTCGGCCTTGCGAGTCGGCGAAGTTGGAAATGTCATGAAGTGTGCAAAAAAGAGAACTGAAGACATCGTGCTTAGGGAGCTACCCTCTACGATAGAGATCCCATCAAACGATGCCTTCAAGAGCCTAGCTCGTGCAGAAAAGATTCAAGAATTTCAGGCAGTAGGAGCGTTTGCACCCTTGGCATCCAGGTTCGTTGGCAAAAAGAACCTGCTTGAGCTTGGCATCGAAGTGTTCGGAGAAGTTGTTGATTTAGGGAAAAGATTTTGGGATTGGCTGAAGGACCTCGTCAACGGCTTGTTGGCAAAAGGTGCTGTCGCTGGACATCTTTCGCTAGCTTATCACATCTTGAATCTCATCAAGAGTGTGAGGCGGAATGTCACGCGTTCTAGTGCAGTCGTCAAGGTTGAAGAGAAGATCCGCAGCTGGGTTGGTTGGTTCATGTCGCTTAAACCGGCGGCATGGGCTAGAGACCACATCTTTGATGACCAGCTATTCGGCCCAATTGCCAAGCTTCTTTGGACAATTAGTGCTAGTGTTGTGGAAGCCACAGCCGAGGAATATCTCAAGAGGACGCACTTTGTTGTTGTAACCGTTATTTCTATTACTGAATCGGTATGTTCGACATTGGCATCTATCCTTGACGGGACGTTGTTCCCTGTTGAGGAAATGGCTTTTGCCTTTCTTAGAGGTTTTCTCCACGCTGTGCTTCTCGCCATGCCTATAGGCCTTGCTGTCCCCATTCACGCTGTGTGGAACCTGTTGGATCGTAATTTGTCCGTCTACGATAAGTTGGTAGACGTAGTTGCTGCTGTCAAAGAATGGTACTACGAGAACTTCCAGGTCAAACCCCGTATCGACATCGTCGAAGGGGTCGTGGAAGAAGAATTGTCTCTCATCATGGGTTTGGTCGCTGATGGCCCCCACTTAGATACTGGTGTGAAAACGTACCCAGGTTTAGTCGAGGTGGTCTCCAATGATGGTGAAGTGTTGTTTGATGAAGAGGCCTTGGATTATGCGCGTTCTTTCGAATATGATCGACCTGCATGCCATGGGCTCATTTGGTCCTGTCACGCCTCTCGCGCTATGGCGGGTGTCGCCTATGGACCGCTCTCCGACATTTCCACCATTCTGCGGCGGCGAACGGCCAGCCTCCCTGTGCCCGAAGCCAGAACCTGGAATAGGTCTGGTGTCCTGATGGATAGGCTCTTTGAGCTTTATCCCGTGCACCTGGAGGAGTGGAGTATGGAACAGACTCTCGAATATTGCCAAAACCGTGGTTGGCCTAGTCCGAAGGTCACCGCGTACAAAGAGGGCCTGAGACTATACCAGTTCGACATCAAATCCAAGGCTAGCCCTGGGGCCTTTGGAGCCAAACATGATGAATTGATCAAATTCTCAGATCTAGAAGGATCGTTAACAGATTGGGGGGATGAGCAGTTGATTCAGTTGGGTCTTGCACCTGAAGGGATCATTCAAAAGGGAAGGCTCATCTACCCTATGGTGCCACAAGAGGTCGCGCAACTACTGGGATACATCCCACAATTGAAAGAACAATATTTTACGAACATGACTAGTGTTTATTGGACGCTGGATTATGGGAACTCGACGAATGCCCACGGTGCTACAGCGACCTACACCTACATTCCGGTGGGGCCTGTTCCCGTGGACTCCTTGGACTCGGGGCGTGTCTTCCATATTCACCTAGATCCCCACAAGAACGCGGACAGTTTGGATGCATGGATTGCCTGGGCAATTGATCAACCCACGCATGGTTATTTTGCGAATCTTAACAGTGAC